GTTATCTGTGGACTACTTTATCACGTGAAAAAGATATTAAAGTAGAACTTACTAATGGTGAAGATGTAGTTGTAGGTAATCGTGTTGTTATGTGTACTGAGAACCCGATGTCTCTATTGTTAACTATGTTTTCACAGCGTATTCACTGTGCATTAAATACCGTTAATGATGACAGGATGAGGTACCACTTAGCTGGCAAGTTTGATGCAGACAAATACTTACGCCTACTACGTAAAGAAAGAATGTATGATTATAAACTAGAAGCTGATTGGCGTAATTATGATGCTAATATAGATGAGAGGTTCATTAGAATTGCTTCAACTTTATTGCTTCAAAATTTACCTGACGACGATCTCCACAAGAACATAAGGTATCTTATCACGTCGTCATTAATAACTAAGTATGTAGCGGTCCCACCTGGAGTTGTTATAGAGGTAAATAAAGGCGTACCATCCGGTCATCCATTTACCACACTTATAAACTGCAATGTAAATTTAATTTACTGGTCACTAATAGGTTACAACATATACGGTGAGGAATACTATAAATACATGGATGTAGAAGTGTATGGTGATGACGCAGTAGTATTCTTTAAATATCATAGTAACTTATCTAAAATTGATGATATAATAAATGATTTAGGTTTAAAGAGTGAAACTCTTTATACTAAACTTAAATTATGTAACTTTGATTACAAAGATGAAGAAAATATCGATTTTTTAAAAAGGAGATATGACGAGAGAGGTGTGAGGTGGAATTACAAGAAATTGTTTGATAAGCTTTTCTACCAATCTAAGAAACGTAACTATAATGAACAACTTGAACTTCTTGTTTCTTTTTATGAAACTGCGCCGGACGACGAAGATCTAAGATGGTTCATGAATGACTGTGTACAGAAGGTAATGGAACGCTACCCGGATTATAAGTTTGGAAAGAATATAGTATGCTACCTAGATGAGGAAGTAAGCAGAATACGTCATGAAAAGTTAAGACGCGAATACTCAGCGTATGTTAGTAAGAATGACTTAACAGATTATAATAAGTTTTATCTGAACTTATACTCGAAACAAGGGATTTTTCATAAATATTATTCATACTATGAAGACTCTGAATGGGACGAATGGCGTACTAAACAAACTATGCTACTATATTCAATTAACCTCGACTTATATAGAGGAACTGCGAGATTGCGGAAACTCCGGCGCTATATGTTTAACGTACGTGGTGAAGACTGGAACCAGCTTAGTTTAAGTGATGATAGAGCACAATTCATGGAGAGTTACAAAACCAAATGTAATGAAGGGATTATTTCATACTTTAAGAGGTTAAACAGGAGGATTAACCAGTAAGAGAAACCTAGAGATATTTTAATCTGTAATGTGTCCTGATTACGTATTATTTG